CGTTTGATCCAGCAAGTTTTTTCGGCAAACGCTCTTAACGGGTGATCCAGAACTTATAACACATATGCTGTCCATTATGGACAACAATCGGCAAGCTATACAGAAAGAACTTGCAATGCTGGCGTTTTACATGCAAGGCGGATTGAGTTTTAACGAATCATATATGTTAAGTTCAGACCAGAGAAAAATGCTTAGCAAAGTTATACAGAAGCATTACGAGTCCATGGATCCGAAGAAAAAGGGCGGCATGTTATAATTTCGCGCAAAGAATAAAAAACCGGAGCTTTTGCTCCGGTTTTGTTATCTTTTACGTCTTTCAGGAGCGTCTGTTATGCTTAACATATATCCGGTATTCCCATCGCGTAAATCAATTTGCCATTTTTGATGTTGAGACAATGGGTGCGGAGCTCTTACAAGTAATGTTTTAAAAGCACTTTGAGTTAAATCAAAATGTGGAATAACAATAGGCAACGAAGAATATGGTATAGACACGTTACTTGCATTATTTTCAACGTCATATGTAATCTTAACCAAGTTGTATGGTATTTGCAAATGACGTTTGGTGTCTAATGTATGTGTTTGTAGCATTTGCATAGGAGCACGCATTGTTTCTGTTTTCATAGCGGCCATTAGTGTATCAGCTTGCCCCATCATGTACTTCAGCACTTCGTTGGCTATCGACCGACGCACACTGGCATGCAATCTTGCGGGGGTGGCTGCTATACCAATTATGCTTATATGTGCAGGGACAATTTTAACGGTGTTAGTTGTGTCAAACAAGTGAGTTTGCAAATTCTGCAGATGTGCAGGCCATTGGTCCACAGGATAGTTGATCAACTTGCTTGGATCAACCGCATGCTCAGCACATGCTTCCCATAGTCGCTTTTCTCGATCTTTAATTGACAACAAATCTTGAGGATATGCGCGCAACCTCGGTGTAAGTTTGTTTACAAGCAAGTTATAGTATTCAAGCTCTTGTCTTACAAAATACCATAGATCGTTTTCGGTCTTTTTAGACAGCTCTACTTCAAAATTCTTTTGATAGGGCGGTCGACGCGTTAACACTCGGTCGTTTCTAATAGGTCTGTGGGTGGTATGTCTGTTTTGCATGCTTATAGTTTATATCAAATATAATTGAAAGTCAACGACAGGCTCAAAACCGCCTAAATATACATGTAAAATGCAGGAGCAAACATGAGTACCAAAGGTAAGGCCAAAGGCAACAACGGCGAAAGAAAGATTGCAGACTTCTTAACAACGTTGTACGGACAAAAATTCATCAGGGTGCCAAACAGTGGTGCATTTTTGGGAGGAGCTAACCGGTTTCGTAAAGCAGCTCTCGACGAGGGCCAAATTGCTACCTTTAAAGCCGATTTAATACCGCCCAGCAACATGCGAAAGCTGGTTGTTGAATCTAAATTTTATGGAGAGTTTCCTTTTCATAATCTTTTTAAAAATGTGGCAGTACCCTTGCTAGATAAATGGATAGAACAAGCAGTAAGCAGTGCGGATGCTGGTGATTTTTGGGTTGTAATTTTTCGTATCAATCACAAAGGCAGTTTTGTTGTGTTTGATAACAGCTTGCTAACTCAATTCAAAGTCTGTGATCACGTTCGGTATCAAAACACTGTAATCACAGACTTTGAAGGATTTTTTACCAATAATAAAGATGTTATATTTGAGATGGTTAGAACCGCAGGCACGTAGTCCTGTCGGAAATTGGTAAACCTGCATTCTGTTGTTACCGTTAGAACGGCTGATATCTCTGTTGACCTAAAACTAGGCGAGTTATTGCCAAGTTAATTACAAAAATGTCGATAAATATTCCCAGTCAAATCTTGTAAAATTTGATTCCTTTATTACCGACAAAATTTGGGTTGATCGGGCTATCAGCTCTTCTCGGTGACTGATAACAAAAATGTTTTTATTTCGTTCTCGTTCCATTTTCTTGAGAATTCCAACAGCGCCTTCAAGTCCTTGCGGATCCATACCACTATCTAACAGCTCGTCGACAAATACCAGATTTATTGCATGAGTTGTATTTTCAAAAATATCTCTAAAAGCCCAGCTTAATGCAAGTATTAATCTTGTAGATTCACCTCTTGACAAATTACCAAAATCTAAATCTTGTCCAAGTAAACTGATCTCTACAGAAAGATCATTTATAAAACGTACTTTGTGTGGTAACCCAAGCTTGTCAAGGTATTCATTTAGTCGTATATTAAGATATGCAAGATTTTGATCTATGATGCGTTTTCTTATAAAACTATCTTTATTTGTTAGCAATTTCAACAAGAACTCTTGATGATCTCTATTCTTCACCTGCGTGTTAAGCTCGTTGTACAAAACTTCTTGCATAGTGTCTGCTAAACTTGAATTTTGGTCTCGATACGGATTAATTGCCTGCAGTTCCTTTTCAAGTTCCTTTGTAAGTGAGTCTAACGTGTTACGATGGTTTAGTGCCTGTTCAAGATTTTTATAAATTATAACAGGTTTTTTCATAGTTGCTAGCACAGCATCTATTTCATCTAGTTGTGATTTACTTGTGGTAACTTCAAGTTGCTCTGTATTAACTTGTGCATCAAGTTCGATAATTTTAGATTCAAGATCGGTACGTATTCTGTCGTGCCGACTGTCATGTATACCTTGTCCGCATGTAGGACATTCGTGGTTAGCAGCACTTTCGTAGTTTGTTAATGCCGTTTCTAGATGCCCAGATATCTGTTGAAGATGTCTGGTTTTCATGGACAGATCTCTACTAACCTGCGCTTTCGAAGCTACTAGCTGTGTATAAAGCTCGAGATCCCGGTGTGCTTGTAATTCAGTATCAATGTCTAGTGTTTCTAAATCTGCTATTGAGTTACTAAGCTTGGTAACAACTAATGATTGCTTAGTATCCCACGCATCTGCCTTACGAGAAATATCTTCCATAGTTGTACGTATACGATCGTTGCTTTGTTTAACGGTTCTAATACGAAATTCTTCTTGTTCTATTGCATTCTTAGTGAATTTAATTAGTTCTTTTAGGTTTTCTGCTTTTTGGCTAAGTTGAGTTATACCCAATAGCTCTTCGATAATTTCACGTTGTTTAGCCGCACCCATGTTAAGGAACGGTTCTGTGTAGGTGTTTAGTGCAACAATATGCTTAAACAACCCATGGCTCATGCCAAGAAGTTTATCAATTTCTTTTTGTGTTTCTCGGTTTTCACCTTGTGCTTCGTCTGTGCTTTCGTCAATGTTTTTGTTGTCAACTACATAACGAAAGAAGTTCGGTTTTCTCCCTCGTTCAATACGATACTGATGTCCGTTTGTTTCAAACTCAATTGAAACAAACATATTCTTTTGATTTATGTGATTTACAAGATTGTTGATTTTAATGTTTGTAAGACTTTGACCGTACAATCCGTACGATATTGCCTGCAGTATTGTGCTTTTACCAACCCCGTTGCGCGAGCCGTTTCCTCCGAGATCTAAATTCTCGCCAAGAACCAGTGTAAGGCCGTTTTTGTTGAGTTCAATCGTTTGTGTTACATTACCGCAACTTAAGAAGTTACGCATAGTAACATTTTTAATTGTTAGCATGCGTTAAATCTCCTGATAGATTTTTATTAATTCGTTTTTATCCATTGAGGTAGACTCTATGCTTTGTAAATGGCTTATTACAATTGTGTCAACACTTTCAAAATTGATGTCTGCTTCGTCTATGATGTCCGGGTCGTCGACCTTAGTTGTTAGCATTTGTACTTCTCGTGCGTTAAGCTCAATTTCAAGTAGCTCACGTATAAAATTTACGTCCTCATAACTTGCGTCAATATCTACTGTAATTTTAGCAAACGTTTTGTCGTCAACAAACTTGGCTGGATTAGAAATAACCTGACTTAATGTTATTGTTCTATACTTTGGAGCTCCTGGCCATGATTTAAACTCAGGATTTTCTCCCGGCTTCCAAAACATCATTCCTCTGTCGTCGTCCCACGCGTCTGCATAATTATGTGGAAATGCATTGCCAATATACCAAATCTTACCTGTGTTCTGTCGCTTATGAAAGTGTCCAGAGAACACCTGTTTTTGATGTACAAAATGCGTAGCATTTAGCAGTCCGTGATCGGGCATTTCAACTGCTGCATTCATTTTAAACTTTGGTAACTCAAAATGTCCAAACATGTACGGAGCTGTTAATTTAGGAACACGTTTCCAGTCGTCAGCAACCAGCCACGGTACAAATGCAACATCTCCAATTTCTTGCATTGTGTCAACTGTTGTGATTTTCGGAAACTGTGTAATATACGGCAAGCTGTGTATTTCGTACTTGTCACGATAGAATAGATCATGGTTACCAAGCAAAAATATTGTATGATCAAAATAGTCATTAAGTAGTTTTAAGCCACTTACTGAGTAGTTTAACGTCGATATGTTAATCGAAGATCTAACATGATGAAAATCACCTAGAAACAAACAAGTCTTAATATTACGTTCTTCAGCTTGTTCAATCATCCACTTGATAAATGTTTCGCACGAATCGTTATGTTCTCTGCTGTTGTTCTTCATGCCGTAGTGTAAATCTGTAAAAACGGCAACGTGTGAAAAATTTGGTTCTCGTGCCATATGTTATTCCTTGAGATTGCTATGCACGTATTTTAGTGCATAGCAACAATGGTAACAATATTAACAATATTAATTGTATTGTGGATCTTTCTTTTGCGTAATGCTTGACCATAGAAAGGTTTAAAAACTTACCAATAGACAGAAAAACGTTAAGGTTCTTTCTGTTGTTTAATTGAATCATCCGTTTGGCGTGTCCAGCTAGGCGTTGCGCCATTCATTATAAGTATGTCATCGCGTATGTTTTGATTTTTCTTTTCTACATTTAGTATACGCATAAAACTATTGGTAATTGTTTGTGTATAGTATGCAAAAGGATTTGGACTGTCGCTTCTACTTTCGTCAAACTGTAGCCCAACTTGACTAAGTTGTAACAATGCTTGGCTTTTCATTTCGTCAATGTAGGTGTTGCCTGTGAGATATACCTTGCCGTTCCTGCGCGCCACAAAACAACCGTATTCAGTCTCTGGACACCAAACTCGACCGTTATACTGAGTGGTTGGCTCGTTTGGATGGTGCGCCTTGCCGCGGCCCGATCTTGGACCGCGTGCATTTCTACCGTTTCTTTTACCACCATGGAAATCAATGCATTCCACTCGCGTGGTATTTCCTCGTTCTGAGAATAAATTCACCTGATAGAAAGTTGAAGTTTTGCCGTATGACGGATGATCTACTAACAGATGATGGTTAGTCTTGATACCTGCAAGTGTACATAGAACCTGCAGCATGTCTATGCCATCTTTGCTCTGTTGCACATAGCGTCTGTGTCCATTTACTCGCCATCTGTTGCCGTTGATCATTGTGTTGATTAGCAATTCTCGCTGGTTGTTGGTCAATGATAACACGAAATCCATGGTGAGATTCTTGTTTGGTAATAATTTCGCAATCGTGCGAGAATCTTTACGGGACACAGCAAAGGTTATGTTCTTATTTCTTGGTGTGGATTCACTGAACTTATATCCAAGCTTAATCAAACAGTTGCGTATTCGATCTGCTTTTGATCCAGAATTTTGGTAGATAGTGATGCGTTCGATACCCTTTTCGTTTGATTCGTAGCAACCGTCTGTTACTATCCAACCTGCTAGCTCAACCAAGCAGTCTTCATATATGCCAGAACCATCTTCTACT